AAGCCAATCAACACGATCGCTGAGGCATGGGCCGCCGCTAAGGCAAATCCGCAGCGTTAACCCACCCCGAGCGAGAGCTAACGAACGATGGCACTAGCCGACTACGACTCAATCGTCGCTACCACCCTGAAGAACTACCTGCCTAAGCTGGAGGACAACGTCTTCTCAGCTAGGCCTCTGGTGTTCTTCCTGAAGCAGGCTGGACAGATCCGTCAGATCGGTGGCGGTAACCAGATCGTCCTGCCTCTGATCTACGCTCAGAACACCACGGCTGGCTCATACGCTGGTTACGACGTGATCGCTACCACGCCTCAGGACGGCATCTCTGCTGCCCAGTACGACTGGAAGCAGTACGCTGTCAGCGTCTCAATCAGCGGTATCGAGGAGGCGATGAACTCTTCAGAGCAGGAGGTCATCGACCTGCTGGAGGCCAAGGTCATGCAGGCCGAGGAGACGGTCATGGAGCAGATGGACTCCATGTTCTTCGGCGATGGCACGGGCAACGGTGGCAAGAACTGGAACGGCCTGGCCAACCTGGTCAACCAGAACGCTACCACGGTCGGCAACATCGACCCTGCTGCCAACCCGTTCTGGCAGAGCAACATCAACACCACGACCGAGGCTCTGACCCTCGCCCGTATGGAGACGTTCTACAACAACGCTTCCGTCGGTAACGACAGGCCCAACGTCATCCTGACCACGCAGGCCCTGTACGAGAAGTACAACAGCCTCCTCCAGCCTCAGCTTCGTTACACGGACACGCGTACGGCTGACGCTGGCTTCGAGAACCTCGTGTTCCACGGAGCGCCTGTGACGTACGACACGTACTGCACCTCTGGCGTCATGTTCATGCTGAACAGCAAGTACCTGCGCCTGGTTGGTCACAAGGACGTCTGGTTCAAGCCAACGCCTTTCGTACGTCCTGAGAACCAGGACGCCCGCTACATGCAGATGCTGGTCTACGGCAACCTGACGATCAGCAACCGCAAGCGTCAGAGCGTTCTGACCAACAAGTCATGATGACCTGAGGGTGGGCTGGCTTCGGTCAGCCCACGCCTCCAACAGGAGAGCACTGAAACAATGGCAGCAGCAGACATCACCAACAGCGCCCAGCACTGGATGGAGGCTCGCATCGCGTCAGGTACGGTCATCGCTACGCCAACGGTGACAGGTGCCAAGACGGGTAACCCTTCTCCAGCCCTGGCATCGCTGCTCACGGCGCTCGCCAACCTGGGCGTCATTGTCGACAGCACGTCAGCCTGAGGTCGCCTCATGGGAGCATGCACCTTCACTCGCGCTCTGGGCGCTGGCGGCGTTCTGGACGCAGGCGAGACGTTCGATGACGTTCACAGGGACATGCGTGTCGTCCGTGGTCTGCTGACCTTCTCGGCCAGCTATGCCACGGGCGGCGACTCACTCCCTCTGGCGTCGATCGGCCTCGTGCAGGTCACCAGGATCATGGTGGACCCCAACCTGAATGCCAATGACAGCGGCCTCAGCATCAAGCTGGCTGGCACGTCTGAGGCTCCTCTGGTCAAGGCCTTCGAGACCAACGCCACCGAGGTGGCCAACACCACGAACCTGAGCACCCGTACGGCCCAGCCTGTGTGGATCATGGGTATGGGTTGATGGACACCCGTCGCGCAGGCGTACCTACGGGAACGTGCGTAGCGGCTTCTTACGGACAGGGCATCGCCCCCGTTGGATCGAGTCTCGCACTTGTTCCTGCGGGGGCGGTTCTCATTCAGTCCAATGAGGCTGAGTGGGTCCCCCCATTTGAGCTAGACGAGAAGCACTGCCACTACGTGCTCGATGAGAAGCAGTGCGGTAGCTGGCCGATGAAGAACGACCCTGATGGCCTCTGCGTGGGTCATCGCAGGAAGGCAAACGCAAGTGGCCCTGACCCTGGACCAGATTCGGACGTACGTACGATCTCACCTTGACCTCGACGTCGAGGATCTTCCTGATGCATTGCTTGACGTGTGGGCGCGGGATGGGTCACGGAGGGTCGAGAGCGCCGAGGCCCGTTGGCCTTTCTACGAGAAGTTCTACCTGACGACCATCCCCGTCAACCCGTCCTTCTTCTACCTCAAGTCGTCGTTCGGCTCTGATCTTCAGCAGGTCGCTTCGATTGTCTACCCTGGCGCTGGTTTTGCGCCTCTCCAGTGGCTCGGCTATGATGCGTTTCAGGAGGTGCTGTCTCAGCGCCCTGGCGCAGTAGGTCGCCCTCGGTTCTTCTCTGAGTGGGGTGGCAACCTCGTCTTCTTCCCTGCTGCTGATGTCGCGTACAACGTGCGCGTCAATGGCTACCGCACGCCTATCGACTGGGTGGCCAATGGTGCTGGCGCCGTACCCGACATGCCTGATCGCCTGCACAACACCATTGCTACGTGGGTGCTGTCAAAGGCGTACGCTCAGCAGGAGGACCCCGAGCTAGCTGCGGTCTATGAGCGCCAGTTCGCTGACGAACTCAACGAGTACCGTCGTCGTCTGGTGATCGCGCCTCAGCACCAGCCGCTGGTCCTGAATGGCGGCACGCTGGACAAGCAGTCAATCCTGGCCCGTCCTCGCTGGTCATGGGAGATTGACTGATGGCTCGGGCGCGCATGCGGCTGGAGCACCAGCGTGATTTCACGGGTGGCCTGAACCTCAAGGCTGACCCGTTCACTCTCGCGCCCAATGAGACCTTCGATCTCCAGAACGTGGACATCGACAGGCGGGGCGGCTTTGGTCTGCGTAGGGGCAGCAAGGCGTTCATCACGAGGCCAACGAAGCGTATCGTTACCGCCACGGGCGCTTCACGCACGTCCAACGTGGTAACCGCTACGGGTCTGTCGCCTGTGAACGGCGATCCTGGTGGACTCGTTCCTGGACAGTCGATCCAGGTTGACTTCGCTGACAACACCTATGACGGCACCTTCACCGTGGCTACGGCCGTGGGTGGTGCTTCTACCGCTACGTGGGCGCAAACGGCTGCCGATGATGCCTCAGCAGGTGCGGGAACCATCGCCGAGGGCTTCGGCAACCCTGACTCGGGTTACACGTACGTTGACACCTCAGCAGTCCGTCACATTCTGGCTGCTCGTGGCGGTTGGGTGAAGCGTTGGGATGGCTCTGCTTGGCAGGACGTTATCATCACTCCTGGCGGTGCTGGTCGGACGATCTTTGCTGAGATGAACGACGTCCTGTATCTGCTGAAGCCTTCGAAGGTGCCTGCGTTCCGCTGGACGGGTTCTGGCCTGGCTACGACCCTGACGACCGTAGCTGGCAACTTCAACGATGACCTGGCCGCACCAAACGATGGCAACTTCCCTGCGTGCAAGACGATGGCCGTCCACCATGAGGTCATGTGGGCAGGCAACACCAATGAGGGCGGTACGAACTTCAACTGCCGCGTTCGTTGGTCTCACATCTCTCGCCCCGAGGATTGGCGTACCAACGACTTCATCGACATTGACGCCAATGACGAGAACGGTGTCATTCAGGCTCTTGTGCCTTTCGGTGACAGGCTGCTGGTGTTCAAGGAGAAGGCCGTCTACGCCATCCATGGCTACCCTCCTGCTGGCTTCACGGTGCAGAACCTGACCAAGGAACTGGGTGCTCCTACGCAGGGCGCCGTCGTTGCCACCGAGAATGCGGTGTTCTTCTGGGATACCGACAAGGGCGCATGGAAGTACGATGGTAAGAGGTTCGAGTGGATCTTCGAGCCTCTCTACCCGCTCATCGATGACAACAAGATCAACATGCCCTTCTCTTTCCAGGTCATCGCTGAGTATTTCAATGATCGTCTGTGGCTGTCAGTACCCATGCTGGGCGCGCCTTACGCTGGCGCGTTCATCAGCCTGGTCTACCAGGACAACCTCGACCTCAACAAGGCAGGCACCTGGACGCTCCACACGAAGACGCTGTTCGGCTGGTGGGTTCACCGCGCCTCCGCAGGTGGTGACCTGCATTTTATTGGTGGCGCTGGCGAGTCAGGCCAGGCTGGCTATGTCATGGAGCTAGACGTCCAGAACCTGTTTACCGACACGAACGCTCTGATCGCTGCTCCGCAGACGACGATCTTCGGCGTGCCTTCGCTGTCATCACCTCAGATCATCACCGCTTGGTACACGACTCACTTCTACGATGACAAGAACCCTGCCATGAAGAAGCGTTGGAAGCGCCCTGTCATGGTGATGCTGGCTGGAGCGGATCAGAGGACGATTGTCGATGTTCTGACGGACTATGACCCCGCTGTCGTGACCAAGTCATTCGACATCTTCACGACCCTGGATGGTGGTGAGGCTCAGTGGGATGTCAACAACTGGGATCAGGCGAACTGGGCTTTCGAGTCTGTCCTGGGCGCTGACAGGGCTATCATCGTGAGGGGTTCACCTCTGTCTAACGGAGTTGCCAAGGCCCTGCGTTTCAGGAACACGGTCAGCGGTACCGACTGGCGCATCTATGGCCTGACCATGAAGTGGATTCCAAGGCCAATCAGGAACTGAGATGACGACCGTATCAGTCACCTACTCATTTGCGCCTGCTACGCTCATCGAGAGCGCCAAGGCGAACCAGAACTTCCAGGACCTCGTGTCGTACATCAATTCGAACGCAATCGTGAAGGATGCTACGACCGCGTTCACCGCTGTCCCTGCGGGACCAGCGGCAGACCCTGTTTCAGACAACCAGTTCACCCGCAAGGCGTATGTGGACAAGCAGAAGGTCATCGCCCGCCAGCGGTTCACCACGAACTCGTCTGCATTCACTGGCACGGTGAACACCGACTTCGTTCTGACGCCCACGATGGACGTGTTGAGGCTATACAAGCTGTGCCTGCACGTCGGCTGGACCACGAGCGCCGCAGTCACGTATGTCATCCAGTTCACCGAGGACGGCAACGTGATCGCCGAGTGCGACATCACGGACAGCACCCGTGATATCTGCGATTCAACGATCTGGTTCGAGCCAACGGCTGGCGCTCACACCTACCGCGTCCGTGTGTTGGAGGTCGTGGGCGGCGGCTCTATCACTTTCGGGGCAACGTCAACCTCGCCACGAGAGTTCTGGATTGAAGACACGGGTCTCCGCTGATGCTCAATCGCGGGCTACTCGGCTGGCGTCAGCCTCGTGCTAATGACTATCAGGGGCCTGATTCCAGGCCGCTGAAGGACTCGTTCGCGTCCATCCAGCAGTACATGACGTGGCCGCATTTCGGTGTGACGATTGATGCCAGCCAGGCCACGACCAACGGGTTGACGAAGAAGACGATCACGCCCGTAGAGGACCCCTACGAACTCGTGCGCAATAGCTCAGATGAGATTCAGGTCCCCAGGGACTTCGATCGCTGGCTGTTCAATGGCACGGCTTCGGCGATTATCGACGTGACAGGTCCAGCCCGCGTGGTGCTCGGCTGGTTCCTCAACGGCGCCAACACGTTCATTGACGCCGACGACGAGACGCACATTCCTGCGGGCTGGGGAAGCGCCCGCGTGTCATCCACGCTGACCTTTCCCCTGCGCAAGAGCGACGTGCTGTCTGTGGCGATCTATTCAGACCCGAATGGATCGGTGAGTGCCAGTGGCGGCCGAGCGTGGGGTTACTTCCTGCCAATGGCCTAATGGGACGGCTCCTCAGAAAGAGTAGACATGAGCTTCTACGTATCGACCATCTCTCCTGAACAGGAGATGCAGTACGCGCAGGGCCGCAGTAACGCGCGCACCGATCTCCTGACCGAGCAGGCCAGGAACCAGTACAATCAGGGTCTCCTGGGTCAGCGTTTCGGAGAGGATGTCTATGACTTCGAGGAGCAGGCCAATCGTGCGCGTGAGGCTCTCCCCACGTCATTCGTGCAGGGCGGCATCTATCACAGCGGAATCTTCCGTGATGCTCTGAAGCGCTACGCCATCGATCGTCTGAGTGGAGAGCGCAACCTCCAGCGCGGCTATCAGGACGCTCAGACTGGCAACATCCTGGGTAGCCGTACGGCCGAGGACCAGTACGCTCAGACCATCGCCAACCTGTTTGGCAACCAGTATGCCGCTCAGGCGTCCATTGCCTCAGCCCTGAAGGGAATTCTCTGACATGCCTAGTGATCTGGGTAGTTACGGGCGTGCGCCTGTCTACAAGAACCAGCCGAAGGCTTCGCCAACGTCCGTGCGTAACGCACAGGGCGAGGGTACGTCGCTGTCGTACAACAGGTTCAACCAGGCTTACCTGAACCAGCTTGGCCAGATGCTCTACGGCGGCATGCCCATGGGTGGCAGCATGGGTGGCTTTGGTGGCGGAGGTCGTGGAGGCGGCGGCGGTGGTCGTGGCGGTGGAGGCGGCGGTTCCTATGACGCCTTCCGCATCGCCGAGGAGCAGCGTCGTCAGCAGGAACTGGAGCAGCGCAAGGCTGCCCTGACTCAGCAGTTGACAGGTGCGCGTGAGCAGGCGCTGCCCATGCTGGATCAGTACCAGAACCAGTACAACTCCAACATTGGCAACATCTTCTCTCAGAACCAGGCTCTGACGGGCGGCTACAGCAACCAGCTTGCAGCCCTCATGCAGCAGATGAACGCTGGAACGCAGAACACCCAGGCGATGCTCCAGCGTGACCTCGGCAACCAGGGGGCCAACGGCCCTGAGATGCAGGCTATGAACTCCATGGCTCAGATGAACATGGCGGGTCAGCAGCAGCGCTCTCAGAACGCCGACGCCTACAATCTGCGTCTAGCCCAGATGATGGCTCAGGCTCAGGCTGACGCCCAGGCCATGGGTGCAACCATCGGCGCCTCTTCACGTGGCAACCTGGAGAACAGCTACGCCAACCTCCTGGCGCAGATCGGACTGATTGGACTACAGTGACATGAGCGGCGGATTCATGCCCTCTGACTACGATCCGTACATGCTGGCTGAGCTAGTCGGCCAGCAGTACAACCCGTATCAGGGCTACCCTCTGAAGCAGGTCAGTGACCAGATTTGGGATGTCTATGGCCCAACGCCTGACTACCTGATCGCTCAGATGGCCTCGCAGATGAACCCAAATCCCGACCAGTTCAGCACTGACACATTCTTCGGTGGTGACCCGCTGCTGCGCGGTCCTCTGGCAGAGGCTCTGGCAAACTCCAGGGGCGACACGATCGGAGCCTACAACTACCTCCAGGACCCTGAGTTCACCAAGCGGCTGACGAAGCAGATCGGCCGCACCGAGTGGGACACGCTCGCAGCGCGTGGCGACCTGGCTTCTTTGGGCGCCGTGACGGGCGCTGAGAAGGACAAGGCTGCTCTGGACTACTACCAGCGTGGGCTGGAGGACCTGATGGCTCAGGGCGCTCCATCTCGCAACCGTCAGCTATCGAACCTGGACTACATCAGGGAGCGGGAGGGTGGACTTGCTAAGCCTGGTACGGGTACTTATCCTGATTCTGGCGCTGGTGGCGGCGGTGGCAATGACCCTCTCGGTCGCCTCGCTATGGCCCGCGGCATTGACCTGACCGCTACGCCTGAGGGCACCCCGTTCGGCCAGGGCCTCCAGGAGGTCGGCATGGGAGGCGGCCCTGACCGTCTGGCGTTCGAGAATGGCCAGCGTGTGGCCGTGATCGGTGGCCGCAAGTTCGCTTTGCCTGACACCATGGCTGGTCCTACAGGCACCAACCCCGCCTACCAGCGCGGTCTCCAGGCCGTCATGCTCGACAAGCGTCGTCGTGAGGCGGGCGCGAAGAAGGATCAGAACAAGAAGAAGAACCTGGACGAGAAGATGTCATGGCTGGGTCGCCAGTGGGAGACGGTTAGGAACATGGGCACGCTGATCTGATGCCTCCTCCTGTCCGCTCATGGCGGGATGTGCCCGCGATCAACCCCAACCGCGGAATCCCCCTGAGGGGATACGGGCTGGGCGCTTGGCGCGCCGTCGTACCTGTCAGCACCTCGTCAACACGTAGCGGCAAGAAGGACGGTCGTGGCCAGCCCAACGACCTGGAGCGCACCGTAGCTGAGCGCGCTCTGGAGAAGAAGGAGGGCTTCAGCCCTCTGAACGCTGGTGGCAGGCTGCTGATGGGCGTCCTTGACGCCCTTGACACGCCTCGTGCTGCTGTGGCTGCTGGCACGCGCCAGCTTGCTAACCTGGCCATCGATGAGCCTCTGAGTTGGGACCAGTACGTCGGCGACGTGCGTCGCAACATCACCATGGGCGAGGCCACGGGTCTTAGCCAGTACATGGAGTCACAGGGTCAGGCTGGCGTAGCGGCTGCCATCCCAGGCTTCGCTCTGGACGTCCTTGCCGATCCTCTCACCTATGTGACGGGTGGTGCTGGCAGGGTCGGCGAGGAGGCTGGCCAGCAGGCTGCCCGCGCTCTGCTTCAGCCATCGGCCAGGGAGTTCCTCGGAGAGGCCGCTGTAAGCGCCGCAGAGCGTGCTGGAACCGTTTATGCGGATGATGTCGCCAGGAAGGCTGCCGTCGCAGCACAGGGCGATCTAGCGGCCTCTCGTGCCGCTCAGACGGCAGTCAAGTACAAGAGCAACCAGATGCTGGACGAGTTCGCTCGTCAGGTCATCGGTGCCGAGCCTGGAACGTACATCAGGGCACCTCTGAAGATCGACAAGCTGGTGCAGAAGCTGGCTCCAGATGCGGTGGTTGAGGGTCGTGGTGGCAGGAACGTCATCCGTATCTCCCAGAAGGAGATGGGTCTGGGTCGTGTGGCTGGCAAGGCCCGCGCTCGGTTCACTCAGGGCAGCCTGGGCAACGGCATGGCTCGGCTGTTCACCAAGTTCCCCAAGATGCGTGAGGCCATGCTATTCGGCCCTCCCGAGGATGCTGCCAAGGCCATCCTGTGGGCTGGTGAGCGCAGCCAGGGAGACCTGAAGCGTCGTCTGTTCGAGACCGTCTGGGGTGAGCGTTGGGCTGGTCTGGCCAAGCGCGCCAAGACGGCTGGCATCGATGGCGAGGATCTCCGCTACGCCTTCGCAGAGGTCCTGGACGAGAACATGGCAGGACCATCGATTACCCGCGTCCTGGCGCAGGCTGCTGCCAAGGGCGATGAGACGCTGGTGGATGACATCAAGCGCTTCATGCCCGAGATCAGGGATGAGGCCAACAGCATCGACCCCGAGATGCCATGGCTGATGATGCGTGAGAACTACACCACGCGCCTGCCTTCTGACGAGATGATCGCAGCTAGGGGTGGGTATGGCAACGCTGGTGGAACGCTTAGGCGCGAGACCTTCGACTTCCGTCGCCAGTACGGCGTCGAGAAGGATCAGATCGACACCCTGTTCGATCGCAAGCTGCACGCTCCTACCGCCGAGGACCCTCGCTCAGTCGATCAGCAGATCGATGACATCCTCCGTGAGGAGGGAGTCACGAACTGGTTTGAGAAGGATGCCTACAAGGCCATGCCCGACTACGTTCGTCGGGTGGCTCGTCGCTATGGCGATGAGTTCATGGCCAAGAACCTCAGGGATCTCGGCCTGGCCGACCTGGCCTATGTGAAGCAGCTTTCAGAGAAGGGCTACTCACAGTCCAGGGCTAAGGCGTTCATCCACCAGATGACCGTACGCGCCACCGCGCGCGCGGATAGGGAAACGCGTGCCGCCAGGGCAGCACGCGCTGAGGCTGAGGCAGTTAGGGGCGCCGAGGAGGGAGCCGAGGGCTTCACCGCTCGTGCAGCCGCCGAGGGGGAGGACATTGCTGAGCAGCAGCGTCAGATCCGTTTGGCAGACACGGGGGACAGCGAGGCTGTCCGTGAGTACGAGGGTTTCCTCAGGGAGGAGTCGGCTACCCTACAGATTCGTCGTGACTCACTCATGGACCAGGTGGACCTGGCATCCGATGAGAAGTTCGTTCTGGATCACGCCCACGTGGAACTGGCGCATAAGATCAACCTTGAGACCTACCAGGCAACCTCTCGCATCACCAAGCTGGAGGCAAAGCAGAGTAGCCTGCGTCAGGAGCTAGAGGCGATCTTTGATCGCAACTCCGCCCTCAACACCGAGGGCACCGTAGCCAATGACGTCCTGAAGGAACTGGCAGTCAACGAGCAGCGCATCCTGGAGATCACCGACGAGATGCGTCGTATCGAGGATGTCCTCCAGCAGTTCGAGGATCTGGCAGCAGCGCCAACCGACCAGCTAGAGCAGCAGTTGGTCAGGGTGGACGATCAGCTAGGTCGTGCGGTGGAGGAGTACGACGCGGCTGTGCGTAGCGGCCTACCAGGAGAGGATGCTGCCAACAAGGTCAACGCTCTGGCTGAGGTGAAGGCTTCGATCCTCCATGAGAAGGGCGTCATCGAGCGCGCACGCGGGCGTGTCGCCGAGGTGGACCGCGGCGATCCTGCCGCGCTGCTGGCTGAGATGGATGACCTGACGAACGCTCAGGACATGGGCGACAAGCTGGTTCACAGCATGTTCCCTGACCTGCCCGAGGAGATCCACGGCTCTCGCATCCGTGCCTACTTTAGCGACCGCATGGGTGAGATCCAGGCTCAGATCGATGACACTCAGGGCCAGATCCTGTCTGCATTCGCGGATCGGGACAGCATGCGTGTCGACCTGGCTCAGATCCGTCAGCAGCGTCGTGAGGCTCAGCGTAAGCTGCGGGGCGCAATCAAGGGTCAGACGGTCGAGGATCGTGCTCTGGCAGCCCAGCAGGACGCTCTGCTGATGGAGGCTGACCAGGCTGCCAACCGCGCCCTGGAGATCGACGCCGAGAAGGACGCTCTCAGGGAGGCTCTGGGCGAGCAGGCCGCTCGCCAGATGGACAACGAGTACGCCTCTCGTATCGCTGAGGGCTACCTGAACGCCATGCACGCGCGCCAGCTACGCTACGAGGCCATCGCAGTGGATGCCGAGCGGAGCGCTGCGCAGGCACAGAAGGTCGCTCAGACCTGGAAGCGCCTGGGTGAGGCGAACTTCAGCAAGCCTCTGGAGGAGGCGTGGGTCCGTCAGATGCCTAGCCAGTTCAAGGCTGTCGGCGCCGTGTCGATGACCAAGGACGGCTGGCTGGTGGACGCCCTCAGGGGCGCCACCGTGATGATGGGTCCTGAGGGCATCCGTCCCGCCCTCCACCTGTACGACCGTGTCCTGAACCTGTGGAAGGGCTACGCTCTGAGCATGCCTGGCACGGTGTTCAGGAACCTGTTTGGCGCCACCTTCAACAACTGGCTGGCTGACGCTGGCATCGGTGCTCGCCACTACGCCGACTACCTGGCGTTCCAGTTCGGTGGCAAGCTGTCAGCCGCTGACAAGGCCCTCCTCCAGCAGGTGCAGGATGCTGGTCTGCTGGTCGGTAGCGGTACCATGCTGGAGGTCGAGCGCCACATCGGCGCCAAGAACCTGAAGCCATGGTCAACCGACTTCCGTCCTCTGGCCTACATGCGTCGTCGCCAGCAGAACGTCGAGAACCTGGCTCGGGGAACCCTCGCCTACAAGACGCTGAAGGACGGTGGAACCATCCAGGATGCCATCGACCGTGTCATGAAGTACCACTTCGACTACGACGACCTGAGCAGCTTCGAGCGCTCTGTCATGCGTAGGATCGTGCCATTCTACACGTGGACGCGTAAGAACTTCCCCCTGATGCTGGAGCAGATGGCGCAGAAGCCTACGAAGTTCACCAGGTTCTACCAGCTAAAGAACGAGGTCGAACTGTACTCTCCTGAGGAGCAGATCGTGCCGTCGTACTTCGGCGAGAACCTCGGTGTCAGGCTGCCATTCAGCCTCCAGGGAGGCCAGGCTTACGTCCTGCCTGACCTGCCATTCACCACTCTGAACGATGTGACCGACCCAACGGTCATGTTCAGCCAGACGTCACCGTTCATCAAGACGCCTCTGGAGTACGCCTTCGGCAAGCAGGTGTTCAAGAACATCCCGCTGAAGGATGAGTACCAGCCAGTGCCAAGGTGGATGGATGTCATCCCTGGCGCTCTGCCAGCCCTGGATGCCATCGGCTTCGCCCGTCGCGGGGCCAATGGCGAGTGGATGATGAAGCAGAAGGACATGTACGTCATGGAGCAGATGCTGCCCAGCTACGGCAGGGCACGTCGTCTGTTCCCAACGGAGCCTAAGTACAGCGAGCGGCTGCTGTCGTCATGGATCAGCATGTTCACGGGTGTCGGACTCAGGGTCAACGCTCCACAGGATCAGCGAAACGAGGCTTTCCGCCGCATTGACAGGGAAATGGAGTGGGTAAACACCCAGGTTGAGTTGGGCTACCTGAAGCCTGGCGAGGACAAGCTGCCTCGCTTTGGCCAGACGGTCAACGCTGCCTACGAATCACTGGGAGTAGAGCGTGAGTGATGGTGCACCGTGAATCCGTCTCGCCTGGATATCTACGAACGAGTGGTGAAGTTCACCCTCGGCTGCGTGCTGGCAATCCTGGAGACAGCTTTCTGGGGAGCGCGCCCAGCCACGTATACGTTCATTGGAACGGTCCTATTCGGCTCGGAGTTGATCCGCCTCGTGAAGGGCAAGCAGAACGGCACGACAAGGGAGGAGGACTCACCATGAGTGGTTTGGAAATCATCTCCATTGTCGCGCTCGTTGCTGGAGGAGTAGTGCAGTGGCTCAGTCACGTCATCCAGTTCTGAGGGGCCGCGTGGGGCGCGGCCTGGCTGTCGCGTCCGTAGTTGGAGGCCTGGCGCTGGTCGGGTCGTCTCAGCTACGCATGCAGTACCTGGTGGATCGCCTGGATGAGGAGGCTGAGCTACGCGTGGCCACTCAGTGCGTAGCGGCACATGAACGCACCGATCAGATCAGGGATGGCGATGAGAGGACCTACCGTCGTCTCGCAGACACGCTCATCGAACTCGCCTCTGACGCCGATCCCGCGATCGTAGACCGCTACCGCGTTCTGATCGAGCGGGACGTGGCTGAGGTCCGTGCCGCGAACAAGCGACCCGACTGCGACCTGAGGGCCGCTCAGGCGAAGCTGGATGGGACGAACGGCGGTAATGAGTGACATGGCACTTCTCGGCATCGACGTTTCCCGTCATCAGGGACCCATCAACTGGCAGGCCGTGAAGGGTGCCAGCCACGTGTACGCGTTTTGCAAGGCCACCGATGGCACCAGCTACGCCTACACCAATTACTACCTGACTCAGGCCCCTCTGATCAGGGCTGCTGGCCTCCAGCTAGGCGCCTACCACTGGCTCCAGTCCCACCAGGACCCAGCCGCACAGGCTCGCTACTTCCTGTCGGTCATCGGTGATCCTACGGGCGTCCTGTGTGCTCTCGACGTCGAGGAGGGCACCGCCGACCAGGCCAGGGCCTTTGCTGCCGAGTTCGCCCGTCGCACGGGCGGGCACCCGCTGATCCTCTACACGGGCAAGTGGTATTGGGTGGGTACGATCGGCAACCCCTACGGCGCTGACATCGGACCGCTGTGGCACAGCGAGTACGAGACGACCGATCTAGAGATCGCTGATGGTCCCGAACTGGACCAGTATGGCGGTTGGCCAGGCGCCACGTTCTGGCAGTACACGTCGAGTGGCATCTGCCCAGGCGTGAATGGCTCTGTCGATCTCAACCTGTTCTACGGCACCCACGCCCAGCTACAGGCGCTGGCAGGCGTCGACAGCCCGCCACCCGTACCTCGACCTAAGGCAAAGGACCAGGACATGCTGTTCATCTACCATCCTCGCAACGGACAGAGCTACGTCGTGAGCGACAACGGTCATGAGCCAGTGTCGGGCGACTGCTTCAACCGTGCTGGTGCGCTCGGTCTGGCCCTCGCCCCAGAGGAGGCGGATGCCGACGCCATCCTGCGTCTGTCGGAGAAGGGCGGAACCGTCACCATCGATCAGGCCGCGCTGGACGAGGCCATCGACAAGGCAATGCAGGACGTCGAGGTGTCAGTCGATCCTCAGGTCGTTGAGGACGTAGTCCGTGAGGTATTCGCGGACGCAGGTCAGGAGTGATCATGTTCGAGCGGATCAAGAACCTGTTTCGTGGAGAGCCTGTCGTCGTCGTGGCAGGCCTTGTGGCGCTGGTGACGCTGGCTGTCCAGGAGGTCGTGGCTTCGGTGGATGCCTCTGCTGGCTGGCGTACGGTCGCTCTGGCGGTCGCTGCCGCCATCGCACGGCAGTTGGTGAC